TAGTAAAATTGACGGTGAAGAATTACCTAAATTCCTCAGATTTGCCATTGAGTCAGCTAAAATTGATAATCATCTTGGTGGTGACTACAAAGATATAAACAAGATATTGAGCTTTAAGACTAAGCTTGCTCTTGAACAAGATGCTTCATCATCAGGTGCTCAGATCATTGCTTTAACCACTAAGAATAAACAATTGGCTGAATTAAGCAATGTGGTGCCTACTAACAGAAAGAAGCGTCTGTACGATGAGGTAGCTAGAGACACTTTCAATGATTCTAGATTCAGAAAGTTAAATCTTAAGTTAGGAATTAGTGAGAAAGATCTCAGAAAAGCTGCAAAGTCAAAATTGATGGTTACCTTTTTAAGTAAGAGGCCTTACGCAGTAATGCGTATTGAAAACTGGGTGAATTGCTGGAAACTCTTTTCAAAGAAGACAATCAGCAGCCGAGCTTGGAGAGGAATCTCCTTGAAGGTTCAACGACTAAAGTATACGGTCCAGAACGGATTATGAAACTTGTAGAGTTCAAGTGGACTCGAAGCGCCCAGCACCCTGTTAAAGGGTGATGATATAGTCTGGTCTATATGGTGACATATAGAATTACTCTAATAACAATAAAAGTTTGTACACCACTAGGTATGTTTGATAGTATTATGGAGGTGGTGAACGCACATAGTATTGCTAAATGTACTGTAAGATACAAACTGAAGTCAGAGAAGATGCCAGCTTTTTGTTATTGAGTGATTACTGAGACTAACGAACTCAGTTAACAAGCGTTACGGAGCAGGTGAACGAACAGGTATTCTCAATGTAGAAGCAAAGCTTGCCAAAATCTTGAATAAGGAAGAAACGTTAGTCGTAAAAGCCAGTGAACGTGATAGTGTTTTAAATGAGATATCCGCTCAGATAGCCAAATATGAACGTTTTGACCCTGAAATGGCAGCTGAGTTGAGAGTTTTACGAAACGATGTTAAAGATATCTTTAACAAGGGTACTGATATTGGTGATGAAATCTTGGAGCAGCTTTGGTTCCTGGACAATTCTTCCATGAGCGTGGTGGAGAAGATGACCCGTAATTATGATCGTGTCATCACCCCCAATGATTTTAAACTTATTGCCTCTATCATGAGTGAACACATGGAGGCTCGTGTTCCCATTTTGAAAGACTTTACCAAATATTTTGGCAGATTAGCTGAAGACTTTTTGAAAAATTCCAAACCATCTTCTTCAGCCTTTGACTGGAAGACTTATCTTAAAACATCTATTATTGGAGATTATAAGAAAGGATTTACCCTTCCAAATACGGTCAGCCGTTTGCTAAACCTTAAGTCTGGAGAACCACTTTCAGAGAAACTTTTAAAACGTTTGGACTTTTATGATCCACAAAGCAATTTAGCAGAGCTTCTGCTGGGAGTCAAATCTGCCAAATACAGAAAAACTGGGGGTAAGTACATGAAGGTAGAGTATACAGGTCTTTCTGACTTATCCATGAAAAAGCTTCTTAAGGGTGAAGTCCTGGCTGAACATGAGTTGGCCAGTATTAAAATTGGTATCGCAAATAAACTCCCTAAAAGTTGGAGTACAGTTCCTTGGGTTAATTTTGACGGTAAAGTAATTGAACAGTCCTTCACTCAAGTGTTTGAAGAAAGGTTGACTTATAAAGACAAAGATGGCAATTTTGTGACCAATATTCTGAATATCCCACAGAAAACAGAGATAGACTGGAAAGACATTTTCCTTAACAAAGAGGGGAAGATAAGAGAGATAGTGGATTTGAATAAAGCTAAAACGGCTTATGCCGTAAATGCCAACCATAGTAATGACGCCACTATTGTTAAACGCTTCCACTTGTGGGGAAAGAAGAATAACATTCCCACCAGTTCCATTCATGATGCATTCTTCACTAATATTGTGGATATGACAGCTGCTAAGAAAGGTCTTCGAAAAATTTATGCTGAGTCCTTAAGGATCAACCCTATTATTGAGACTCTAAAAGAGATGAGAAAACGAGGCTTGCCGAAAGAACTGCACAAACAATATTTGAAAGAGGCTATTGATAAAGGACTCATACCTGTCAGTGGTAAGTCTAAGGTGGGAGACAAAATCATCAGAAATGAAGACATACTGACAGAAGCTGACATAATGAAAGTGTTTGTTGAAGATTATGATCACGATGTAAGTTGGTATGGAATTGGACCATAACTCCGTGAGATTGTATCCACGGGCAAAGCTGTGCTTTGAATAGGAGTAATAAATGAAAACAGTGGAAGAATTACAAGCCGAATTAGATGAAGCTGCAAAAAAGATCAAGGAGCTTGAGGGTGGGCAAGACAAAGAAACAGATGTTGAAAAGATTGTTGAAGAACGCCTGTCCAAAGAGTTGGCTGATATAAAGACCAAACTTGACAAAGCTTATGCTTCTCGAGATGAGGCACAAGAAGCCCTAAAGAAAATTGAAAAAGAAAAGAATGAGGCTCTGAAGAAACAATTGGAGGAGAATGGCAACTTCAAAGAATTATTGGAGATGCAAAAGAAAGAATACGAACAGAAGGAAGCCCAAAATAAACAACGCATTGTTGAGCTGACAAGAGATAATGCGATTAAAGATGCACTGTCTGCCATTGATTTTAGAAATGAAAAAGCAGCTAAAGTGGCTTTTTCAGAAATTACAAGTCAGCTTAATGAGGTGGATGGTAAATGGGTGGACAAGTATGGTAAAGATGTTCGTGAAGTTGTTAAGTTATTCGTTGATAGTGATGATAATGCTTTCTTACTCAAGCCAAAAACCAATTCAGGCCCCAACATCAATGGTAAACCGAACGTGAATCCTCAAACCCCAACCAAGAAAATTTCTGAAATGACACAAGCTGAAGTCATGGAAGGAATTGCTAATGGAACAATTAAACGGAGATAAAAATGGCAACTAAAGGTATTGCTGGAATTGAAGAATATGTAATTCAGGAGACTATTGGCACTTATGCTGATGAGGCCTATACTACGGAAAAAGGGCTCTCAGGTACTGCACTGGTCAGTCCCAACCCTGATATTAATCCTGATGTGGAAAGTTTTATTGGTCAGGCTCGCTGGTTTCAGCCGCTTGATCCTCAGATTAATGTGGCTTCTCTCACTGATGCTACTGACGGTACTACTACGGACTTTACAGCTGATTTCTTCAAATATATTAAAACGGTTCGCACTCATGGTGCAACCAAAAAGAATATGACGGAAGTAGTGACCAAGGTAGACGGTCTTGCCAAGATTGGTCGAGACTTTGCCAAAACCAAACGACTGGATATGGATCAAGCCATTCTGTCTGTTGTAAAGGGTGTTGGTCTATCTGAAGCCCTCCGGGGCGCTGCAGGAGGTGGTGCAGCTATTGGTCTCGGTGGTCAATCCTTTGAGAATGACCCTACAGATCCCGCTTACGGTTTTTACGTAGATTTGGGTGCCAGTAAGGCAGTAATTGCAGCAAGTACCACTGCTCAAGGTGCTGCTCGCGCAGAGGGTTTCTTGGAAGCTTTTGGTATGGCATACAAGGATTATGAGCCTGACTATGCTTATCTTGTCACCTCTCCTGAGATGATGGCCTCTTTTCGCTCTGCCAATTTGGTGGATCAGGATCGTGTTACTGAAGGTAGCGTTGACTTCAGTACTATTTTCAACGGTAAATTTCGTTTGATTCTGACTCGTTCTTCTCAGTCTTTCACCACCACAGAGCTGAGTGCAATTAACGCAGGTGCTGGGGTGGATATCGTAGGCACCAAGTGTTCTTACATTATTCTGCCTGGTGCCTTGGCTCTTCAGCCTTTAACGGTCCCTATGGATGTGGAAATCACCCGTGATGGTTCCAAGTACAAAGGTGGTGGTATCTCCACTATTTGGTATCGTTGGGGCTATGTGGCACACCCTGCTGGCTATGATTGGGCTGGGGCTGAAGATGATTTTGTCTCCAATAATGGCTACCGTAGTGTAAAAGATGTGGATGGAGGAATCCATCTTATCACGGATACTTTGGCAGCTGAAGCCAATTTAACCAATAATATCACTGCTGCCTCTGCCACTGCTTATGTTAAAAGTGTATTCCAGCGTAAGCAAAGCTCGGTTTTAACTTGTGGTATTCTTCCAATCTTCCATAGCTAATAGGAGCTGACATGAGTCTCACAAAAGGTGTCGACTCCTTTGTAAGTATTGTTGAGGCGGATGCATATTTTAGAAATCGTTTGGAGACGTCGGAATGGGCAACCATGGCCTTGGAAGACAAAGAAAGATATCTTAAAACAGCCACGGAGCTTCTTTATGACAAGTCCTGGCGCGGCTATGCCGTTGATGATAACTTTGTTTTTCCAAGGATCGGTGACTATTATGACAGTACGCTTGGCAAGACAGTACTCTTGGATGGGATTCCTAGAAGGCTCATTAAGGCAACTTGTGAGCTGGCTCTACATTTGCTTAATAATCCTGGAGTGTTGGTGGAAGAAGAAACGGTTCAAGAACTTACTCTGGATGGTGTAGTTACTCTGAAGGGTGTTAAGAGAACCGTAAAAATCCCACCAATCATCACTAATCTGATCCGACCTTTACTAAATACAGACGGCTCTGGTGGTGGTACTCTCCTATGGTGGAGAGCAAACTAATGGGATACCAAGAGTTAACTAAAAAGTATGTGAACAAAGCATTTAAAATGACCGGTAATCTGGCTAAAGAGATTGTCTTTAAGGCTTATAATACTACTGCTTTTGATTTCAACAACAAAACAACAGATCGAAAAATTATTGCTGAGAAAACTCTGGTAGCTTTTATTAAGAATACAGAAATTAAAAGCAATACTATAAAGAAAACAGTGGTAGTGGTACGCGCCGGTCTTCCTGATCTTTCTATTTATGATGAAGCAGTACTTGAAGGTGTTGTTTGGAAGATTGGTGATGAACTTAAAGATACAGGGTTCACTCTTGAGTTCGAGATATTTAAGTCAATATAGAGGAATGTATGGGTAAGTTCACTAATATCATGACAGATGTGTTTTCAATTTTCGGATCTCCAGAATGGGCAGATGAGAAGTTGAAAACGGTTCCTTCTAACTTCTCTACTGAAGACTTGGGAAACGAGTTTCTTCGTATTTCCATACAGCTTGGAGATTCTCCTGTTAATGTATCTTCTATGTCAGGTATGTTGATAGTGGATATATTTTCAGCGTTTGGAGTTGGGCCTCCTCGTGTGACAGCGATAGCTGACATTTTAGATGCATATTTATTAAGAGGTGTTAGCTTTTCTTACGCATCGGGGAGTACAACTCAATTTTTAACCAGTTCTTTTGCCATTATCGGGCAAGATAAAGACAATCCTGTGCTAATTCAGGCGCAGTATGTCGCAAACTTTAATCACTATGTTAGGAGTTAAAAAATGGCCCACATTTCCTCTATTTCTGCTGGTATGTTTTCTGATCTTTCTGTCTGTGTTGACTTAGACCAAAACACTCTTGCTATTGTAAACCCAACTCAAATTACCCTTAAGGCCTGTTTTGCCAATGAAATCGCTAACGGTACTGCACCTGGTGTTGATACTGGTGAGTTTATTCGCATTAAGAACGTTCGTGAGTTTCCTTCTATGGGAACTCCTCCGAACATTGTCAACGTTCCTGTTTATGGTAGTAAGACTTCCCAACAGATCCAAGGGCAGGCTGACGCTCCTTCAATGGAACTCACTCTGAATTACATTGGTACCGATTGGCAGGATACTGCCAATTATCTTGGAAGTTTAGTCGGTGATAACGTTCAGCGGGTCTTCCGTTTTACCCTTATGAATGACAAACCCACTACTCATGCTTCTACAACTGCTGGTCTTGGTACTGTTGCTAACTCCCAATATTTCTGGTATGGTAAGATTGAAGCTTTCCAAGTCAATCCTCAGCTGACGGATGCCAACACTGCCACTGTAACCATTACTGTACAGTCAGAGTTTTTCGGTGCGTACACTGACTAAACAAAAGGATCCACAATGACTGATGAAAAGGCGAAAGAGGCTGTTGAAAAGAAACCATTTTCAAGAGACTTCATGCTTAAACTTACAGCAAGATACATGCGAAAGTCGATTAAATTCAGTATTTACAAGACTGTCCAGCGTATTAAAGAATTCGAAGGCGATGGTGCTAAGTCCATGGAGATTCTGGCAACCCTTAACGACCTTCACAGAATGCTGGATTTCGTAAATCAAATCATTAAAGGAGACTCAAAATGAGTTTTAAAGAACTGGCGAGCAAGCGTATCAAGAAAAGTATCAAATTCATGGGTGGTAATGTTGAAATTAAAAAGCTCACGGTCGCTGAGGTAAAAGAAATTCAGGAAATGTCCAAAACGGTTGGGGAGAATGAAGAGCAAGGTTTTGAAGTCCTAAAATTCGTTGTCTCTCTGGCTGTGGAAGGTTCTGAAGAAATGACTGATGCTGATTATGAACAAATTCCCCTGGAAGAACTTGACAAACTTGCTAAAGAAATCACTAAGTACTCCGGTCTGAGTGATGACACAAAAAACTAGTCCTCTCTGATGAAGATCTTCTGTATTATGAGGTAGCTTACCTTTTAAAAACGCCAGTCTACAAGTTGATGGAAATGCCTTATGACGAGCTTGTAGGCTGGCAACTTTACTTTGAGCGAAGACCAGAGGGCTGGAGAGAGGACGGCAGAACTATGAAACTTTTGCAGGCACAAGGCATTAAAGAAAAGGCCGAAAATCTATTTCCATCTCTCAAGGCAGTATATACTGATCACAGCCCGAAAACAGTCGATGTTATTGACAACGCATTCAAAGGTTCTGAAATGTATGCACGTCTCCTAAAAGCCAAAGGTGGTGAGTATGTCCAATAGTATAGAGAAAGAAATCAGAGCAAAGCTTGAAAAAGAACAAAGCAAAGTAATAAAAACTGCTGTCAATAGATTAAAAGCAGCAACCCCTGTTGACACTGGAAAGGCGCAAGCCGGATGGCGTTCTGAACAATACAAAATCTACAATAACGTTGAGTATATTGATAAATTGAACCGAGGTTCATCTAAACAAGCTCCAACACATTTTGTTGAAAGAACGCTGTTGTCAATTAAAGGTATCAAGCCTAACGGTGTTATCGTTAAATAAAAACAGCCCACTGAGACAATTCTTGGTGGGCTTTTTATGCGGAGTTGCATATGTCAGGAATTACAATAGATGTAAACACTAAATCAGAAAAGGCGGAACAATCCCTAGCATCCATTAACAGCAGGCTTAAGAATATTTTCCAAACATCCAAAAGCGCTAAAGCTTCTTTAGAAGGTGTTGACAGTGTAAATTTCAGAAGTACTGCGAGGCTTACCAAAGAGATTAATAAGAACATAACTGACTTTGGTAAAAACGCAACAAAAAGTTTTAACGCTACAGACAAGGGTATCAAAAATACAAACACAGGTCTCAGTCGAATGACAAAAATAATGGCGGGCTTGTTGACGACATATACAGGCTTTGTCAGCGTTCGTGCATTTATTGGTATGGCTGATGATTTGACCCTGGTGGAAAACAGGCTTAAGCTTGTTGTTAAAGGTGAAGAAGATCTCATTAGAACCAAGTCAAAATTGATAACAGTGTCTAAACAAAGTAGAGCCTCCTTTGCGGATACAGCAAACTTGTACACAGAGTTAAGTCGAAGTCTGCGAAAGTACGACTTTGGTGAAGACCGTTTGCTGAAGGTTGCACGCACTATCCAGAGAGCCGGTGAGCTGTCTGGTTCATCTTATGCGTCTCTCCAATCAGGCTTAACTCAGTTTTTACAAGGCTTAGGTTCTGGTGAATTAAGAGGTCAAGAATTAAGAGCAGTATTTGAACAGTTTAGGTATTTGGGTCAAGGGTTGCAAGATCAGTTTGGTATGACTGCTGGAGAAATGATAAAGTTTGCTGAAACTGGTGGTACAACCACCCTGGCGGTCATAAAAGCTATTGAAAAAATGGCGGACAAGACTGATGAAGATTTTGGCAGGACAGTCGCCACTGTTTCAAAAGCAACTCAACAGATGGCACAATACGTATCCATGTCCATCGGTAGTCTAGTGAAATATACAGGTGTAACTGACAAGATTTCTAAAAGGTTATTAAACTTTGGAAACACTTTTGAAAGTTTTTCTGCAAGATTATTGACAACAATGGACACGGCAAAAACAGGAATACGAAACTATTTGAGACTTATTCAAGATTCTTCTGTAGCCTTCTTGTCATTTAAAGGCGCATTATCAGGGGGTCTCCCTTTTAGTAGTGAGAAAGAGCTTGTAACAACTCTTGGCGATGTTGTCACACACTTCACCAGAATAAAAGCACTAACTCATGAAATACGTTTAGCTGTTGATAAAGGGTACCGTGAAGAAATAAGGAAAGCACAGTTTGAAAAGATGCTATTATCGTCGATGCGTCAAAGATTAAAGTTGAGAAAAGCGGAAGAGGCGTATGTAAATGAAGAACGTGCAAAAGGTTCAACAAAAGATGAGATTGTTCTACGAATGGAAGCCAAGGACAACTTTGTTAAAGATGCATTACCTGATGAGGTCAAGCTGAAATCCCCTTTGATAAAGATATTTGATGAGCTGGTCAGGTACACACAAATAATGTCAAGAAAGGTTTCGTACTTTGTTATCTCTTTTATTGGACCTCTGGAGACATATTTAGTTAAAATTAAGGCGGCAGTAGTTCGACTCTTCTTGGAAAGTAATGCGAGTCTATACCAGTATTTACTGCCGATAGGAAGAACTCTGGAAGGCATTGCAGAGAGAATGTCCATCTTTTTTATAGATGACACTCGGTTAGAACGTTCATGGGTTAAACTGTTTAAATCTGAGTCCTTGACTGAGTTTGGCGAAAATCTCGGTCTTGTTAATGACAGACTTAATACTGTTAGAATGAGTAACTATGCAGGTATATTTGATGCACCAATAGCTGCCATTTATGATTTTAATACAATCTTGGTTAAGTTAGGCGTCAGGCTGGGCATTCTTCCAAATAATTTACTGAGAACTCGCATTTTGTTTGTGGGTCTTTCACGCATTATGAAAAACACCTTCTCAGTATTAGGACGTATTTACTCTGATGTTGTTTACCCCCAGTTAGTTATGCTGGGTGCAAAAATACGTGCAACAGTTTATCACGTTTGGAACTTTATACTGTCAATTTTTACGGAAAGTCTTGGTGAAAAATTGGGAAGAGGCCTTCGTGATCTACTCTCAGCAGTGTTCAGTAGAATACATATTAAAGTAGATATGAAGGGATTATTTAGCAATTCATTGCTTGATGAGATAAAACGAGGAATTCTCACGTTCCTTAAATTTGTTTCAGGCTTCATTAACGGTTTTCTTTACAAACCTGTAATTCATATTGATGTGGCTGTCAAAGGTATAGAGAGGTTGAAAGCAATTTTCACAAGCATATTAAATTATGCCACTGTGGCACTCGACAGCACTATCAGTGTTATTAAAAATTTTACGGAGAAAGTAAAAGCGGCTTTTCTCGATGTTTACGACAAGGTCATTGGTCACTCTTACTGGCCTGACATGATCGATGGAATAAACATGGAGACAAATAAACTCACGAAGACCGAAAAATTCTTGAAACGTTTTTGGAAACAAGTGCTAACAGGTTTCAAAGATACAGGTGATCGTATTGAATCCACAGCCCTTTTTGAATGGATAGACAAGACAGTCAAAAAGATAGAACCAAAGAAATACCCAATTGCCTTTGAAATTATCAGCTGGACTGAAGGAACAGCAAAGAAGGCTTATAAGAAGACAGACAGCCTTAAAGAAAAGATCAAGGAGAGTGATTGGTTTAAGAAAGTAATGGTTGCACAGGCTGAAAAGCTAGATAATGTTCTAGATACACTTGACGATAAATTACCACAAGTCCTGGACAATGTCACAGAGTTTGGAATAAAAGTTAGGAAGACCTTTGAAAAGGTTTATGATAAGGTTGTTGGTCATTCTTATTGGCCTGACACTATGCAAGGGGTGTTGGACTCTACAAACATTCTTAACAGGGCATTGGCACTAGTGGAAGCTTTTGGAAGAAAAAGTGTGCTGATCTTTGATAATGTATTCAAAGGAATGTCTTCAGGAATGGGACATCTTAAGAAAGTGTTTGCAAATATCAGTGAGTATGTGGACGAAAACGCCACTCTCAAAAACTTTATCAAATACGGATATAAAATTGTATCTACTCTTGTATTTGTCATAACTGCGGCTAAAAAAGGATTAAAAGGCAAGTTACTGGCAGCCTTGTCCATAGTAGGCTTATTGGCTGAAACCTTTCCTGGAAGTGCTTTTAATAGCACTATTAAAGGAATTTCAGAAGGTACTAACGTTGTCATTGAGACGATGGTTAGTGGGTTTGTCAAAAGTTTTGTAACTTCTATCAAGAATGGAGTCTTCTTACTGCCAAGTATCATGGCCAATGCCTGGGATGGTGTCATAAATGGGTTGATTCCTGAAGAAAGTATGTTTAACAAGATTCTTAAGATGTTCAATATTTTTAATAATTCTTTAATCGGTCTAACAGCCGGTTTCATGGTTGGATATACCTTCTTGGTAAAGAAAGGTTGGAAAAATATTTGGGCGTTGTTTGCTGGTACTGCGGCCGATCCGAAAAAAGGTATTGCAGCTGTAGAGGGCGTCTTCGCATATATGTCAGCCTTAATTTCACGTGGCCTCTCAGGAATATTCGGTGGTACTACACTGGGAACCACAAGTGTAGGTTTGGCCACATGGTTTGCAGGATTATTTAAACATCCTCGAATTGCAATCGCAGGTGCTGCTGCGCTTATGACCTCTATGCTGAAGTCCATAAGTATCTTTGAAGCTGGGTTTATAGGCATTCCTCTTCTCATGTTTTCTATTATGGGTAAGGAGGGCGGTGCCAGAGCACTTACGGCATTCATACCTGTTATGACGGGAATGCTTAACAGTGCATTTATGTGGACTAAAAAGCATATTGCAAAAATACCATTTCCATTTAATTTTGCCATTCCCACAATACCAAAAAGTACGACTTTACCCATAATCAAGCAACTGTTTACAAATCTAAGTGCTAATGCAGCTGCGTATGGTGCCTCTGGTAGTACAATGACTCTCTGGCAGGCCATTAATAATAGCTTTGTTTTAGGAGAGGGTTTTTCCATGGCAACGCCTGTGTTCGCAACAATCCATAATTTTAAACAAGCGATCATGGCGGCCCTCAGTATAACTCAGGCTGATATTAATAAGTTAAAAGCAGTTTGGGGTACAGCCATAACTTTTATTACAGATCTTGGTAGTAAGTTTATCGCAGCTGTTAAAGGGTTTAGTATTAAGGGAGCACTGATCAAAATGTTTGGTGCTAATACATTAGCGGTGGTAACTAACTTTTTATCAGACATGCAAAACTTCATTAAATTAGGTCTGCAAGGTATTGGTAAGCTATTTAAAAATCCTCTTTTCACATCTGTCGCATTAGTGACAGCCTTCTCCAGTATATCTAATGCTGCCATTACAACGTCTGTATCTTTAGCTAAGCCAATTTCCTTAATCGTAAGGAACTTAATGGCTATTGGTGGACTTACCCTGATAATCACCCCTCTCACTCTAGCGCTTGGTTATTTGTCAGTGAGGTTGCAAAAGATCAGCACCACTTCCGCAGCATTCTTGCGACTTAGACGTGGAAGTACTCTGTTCGATCATCTTTCTGCAGGAGCTGCCGGTTTTGCCAGAGTCCTTTCTAAAGATTTTAAAACAATTAGAGCGTTTTCTGCTCTTATGAAAGCTGCTTTCAGCTCAGCAACTATAGCATCTATTTTTAATTCAACTATTATGGCAATGATGAGAATTGACTATGCTATTGCGCTTATGTCCACAAGTCTAGGTAATGCAGGTAAAATGATGAGTTTTATGCTACAAGCCTTTAAACCTTTTTATCTTGCGGCTTACATAGCAGTAGACTCTATTAATCTAATTGGGTATGGAATGCTGAAAATGGCCACAAACAGTCTGACCATTGCCAAATCAATGAGAAACACCTTTAAAGGAATTATTAGTTCGGTAAGATTGTTGGTCAGTCCCATTGTAGCCACAGTAGACTTAATTGGCGCAACTTTATTAAAATTGGCTTTAAATATAGGTGCTATTTCTTTTGAGTTGTTTATGGCAGGTCTGAAGGCTGTTCTACCTCTCATTTTAAAGATGGGGGCAATTGGCTTAACAGTTGGAGGAATTGGCGCGTTAGGACTCATGCTGTTTGGTCCAGGTGACACAGTTATAGATAATTTACAAATTGTCTATGACAAGGTTAGAGGTATCTTTGGAGCTGCGAATGCAAAAACAAGTGCAGGCAGACAGGCACAATTAGACAAGTTACTTAATTTTGGTAGAATCGGTGATGTAGAATATGATTTCACGGCAGTCTTGCGTAATATAGACTTTACCAAGATGGATAACCGCGATTATGAAGTGATAAGAGCGTCTGCTGATGAAACTAACAAGGCACTTAAAGACTATTACAAGTTATTCTCAGATCAAGGAAAACTCACTGATAACCAGACGCAAGAGCTACAGACAATTTTGAACAGACAGCGTACAGCACTGTCCAGACAGCCTCAGAAAGATCTTGGGGGGTTTGATTCCAGAGTCACTGATTTTGTTAACGGTATTGAAAGGGTGGATAATAGTTTCTTCACTCTGATTAAAAGAATGTCAGGGTGGTCCATAGACCTTG